ATGCCGCTGTTCGATGGTCTGGCCTACCTGGAGGCGGGCAACCCCCAGGTCAATCAATATCTTGCCAACCTCAGCCTCAACGATGTGCCCGATGCCGGGCTGGTCTACGAGCTCGCCGTCGACTGGCTGCTGGAGCAGCGCAACAGCGAGAACAACTACAAAACCTATCGCAGCGAGCTGACCACGTTTTTGCACTGGTGCTTCGGCGAAATGCGCATCAGCCCCAAGGATCTGACCCGGCGCATCATGATGCGTTATCTCGATTACTGTCAGGCGCCGCCGGTGGGCCTGATTGCCTATCGCAACGTAGCCCAGTTCGTGCTCGACAAGGAGTGGGGAGAACGACTGCCCAATCCCCAATGGCGACCCTTCCTTGGCAAGCGGGAGCTGGGGCGCGAGCTGCCGTACCGCCTCAGCGAACAGGCCATGAAGACCAAGCTCGCCATTCTGTCTGCCTTCTTCCAGTTCTTGATCCAGGAGGAGTACATGGACCGCAACCCGGCGCTGTTACTGCAACGGGTGAAGCGCTCAATGCAGCAGGAGCCGGACGACCATGGTCAGGCCTTCAGCGAGCTGCAGTGGTCCTATGTGATGCAGGCAGCCGACCTGCTGGCGGCCGAATCACCCGAGCAGCACGAGCGCAGCCGCTTCCTGATAAGCCTGATGTACGCCTGTTACCTGCGGATCTCAGAAGTGGCGGCAAGACCGGGATTTACCCCCATCATGGGGCAGTTCCGCCGCGATGGAAAAACCGGTGTCTGGGGCTATTTCATTCCCAGCAGCAAGGGTGGCAAGCGCCGCACCGTGGCGGTGTCCCATGCCTTGCTTGAGGCCCTCAAACGCTATCGGACGTTTCTTGGTCTCTCACCATTACCAGCACCCGATGAGCAGACTCCGCTGTTTGTGCGCCACAAGGCTGCGTCGCATGGCCGGGAACAAGGTGAGCTCAACGCCAACCTCGGGATCCGCCAGCTGCGTGACCTGATGATGAGCGTCATCCAGACCGCCGCCGAGTTGGCAGAAAAAGATGGGTTTGTGCAGGACGGCGCCGAGATGCGCAACCTGACACCGCACTCCATTCGTCATACCGGCATCACCCACGACATCAATCTCAACGGGCGGCCGCTATCCCATGTGCAGGCCGATGCGGGCCATGACAGCATCGACACCACCTCAAAGTACCTGCACACCGGCAACAGCGAACGCCATGAAAGTGCCAACCACAAACTGCTGGATCGGTTGCACGACTAGGCCTTTGAAGATGAGAGATAACGAAAAGAGAAGTTCAGGAGCATGGCTGTGATGACCAGCGTTTTTTAACCGACCTCATTCCGGATTCTTCCATAACCCAATATCGCGCATAATGCCGTGTTTAGTTAAATGCCCATCTGAAACCTGCCGATAAGCCAGCCCACGCAATTTTGCTGGTTTATCAGGTATTTACTTGGATGGAACGAGAGTTGACCAAAAACTTCATTTTTCGTTGGTTTGAATGCGGTTTATCGAAAGAGGAGACGGCAAATCTATGTTTCGTTTCTGTGAGACAGGTCACATATTGGGATAAGGGTACAGAGATCCCCCCTGTCTATAAACGGCTTATGCGGATGGCATCTGGGCGGGAGCTGCCCACGATTTTCAAAGCCTGGGAAGGATGGCGGATGAAGAACGACTGCCTTATCTCTCCTAACGGTGTGATGTTCGATAGACAAAGGATAGAGGCCCTAGCCATCATTCATGCAGAGCGATCGGAGAAGCAGAAAGAGACGTTCTACTGGAGGAAAAAGCTAGGCATCTAATAAAACAGGGGGCAAAGCCCCCTGCATTTACCACCTGTTGTTTTCGGCATCAATCGCGTCAGCTTCGGCCTTTGAATGTAAAGCTTCTGGAGGGAGCACTGCACTTGATTCCTTACCTTCGACAAACCAGCGACATTCCCAATCTCCATCATGCATCTGCGCGGTGACAGTCATGAAGGGACCGCCGCTTTTCAGACGAACTACATCACCAACCATTACATTAGCCATTCCTAATATTTCCCATAAAGTGTGATGAGCATATGCCCAAAGTGTATGGTTGGGGCTGCCATACAAAAAACAACCCCCAAAGGAAAAAGTTATCGTTTGGAGTGTATTCCCCCCGTATTACTACACGGGGGGGGGCAGGGAGGCGAATGGCGTGTAACAGTGAATTTATTCCTGCTCTGGAGAATCACTTTTAAAAACTTCCTCTACTTCCTGAGGAATAACGTATGTGCCATCAAGCATATGATCAATAATTTTCATCGCCAATCGCAGCTGCTGGGAGTCATGAGCCTTTACCTCATGCGCAGCTTTATTACCTAAGATTCTTAATTTATGTAAGGTTTCAGCCCCCTCAGATGTAACAATTGACATGTTTTTTAATGAATTTATTTGCTCACTCAGACTTTTACCACTTGCCTTCAAATCTTTACATACAGTTTCTACTATAGCTCTGATGCCTATACCAGCTAGAACATATTGTTCATTCTCAATTGAAAATTGAGTCTCTTTATAAATATCCAATATTTTAAGCGGCAGCTTATCAACATCTATATAATTTAATCCCTCCATCCTAGCTGGGTAATACTTTATTGTTTCACAATGATATACGCCTGTATTACCATTTTCATCGTAGAAATAATCAACCGACTCCGAATCAGTCAGCACCGTACGAAATGATACGGTATCACACCCCAGACACTGAATAATTTGGTTCTTTTCTTGCCATGAAACTTCGTTTCCACGACCACAATCTTGACGACCATGCTCATTATAAGAAAATATAATATAATGAAATGTATCTTTGTCACACACCCTACATACACAAAGATGTCTATCCGTATTTCCTGGAACGGATTTAAATTCCTTTACAACGCCACTTATATCTACCATATGTTTCCCTACCCATAATGATAACAGTCAATAAATCAAGACTATAGGCTTACAACAATATCAGAGCAATAGTTACTTTATTTGACATTTAGCATTGTGTTTACTCTTGCATAAACTTGTAACCTCTCAGTCCCCACTGCGCACATATCCCCCGACGAATCGGGCCTCCACGGCCCTTGCGGGGGGTGCTTGGGGAACAGGCAACATCAGTTGACTCTGTAAGCAAAGTGGACATTAGGTTTAGCAGGGAAGAGGGGAGCACAGCCCCACAGAAGCACTTCAAACAAGTTTCGGCGAGCCTACCACCTTCCCGACAATGGGCCTCAGTGTGTCGCCTTATAGGGGCTCACGCCCCTGAGGTTCAGTGGCCTACCTGAAGAAAGGTGGCCACCGGCAGGAGAGGGGGGTTATGACCGGTCATCAGAAGGGGCTTGCTTGTTGCTTCCACTCGCAAAGAGGGTGGCATTGTATTTCCGGCGCAGGGCGTCCCCCTCGGGGTCACAGTACACGTCCACAGGCTGCCCCTGGTACTTGACCACCGCATGGCATGCACTCATGGGATCCACCCTGGCGAGCTCGTCCGGCCAATCGTCCCTGTCGAGCGGCTGCACATCGTCACCCTTGCGCAGCGAGAAGCAATACTCGACCCGATACTCGCCCAGGTGATCCTTTATCAGGACGTGACAGCTGATAATGAGCTGATGGCCGGCAAACGGCCCTATAGCAAGGACGCCAGCAGCAGACGCAGCAGGAGCGCCACCAGGACGTACATCAGCAACGGGCGAAGCACCCACCGCCCCAGCAGCCGGAACAGCGGCAGAAGCGGTTTCAGCGGCCTGAGCAGGAGCATCAATATATTCAGGCTTGATGAAGCCAAAGAATACGCAGAGTCCCCAAATCGCCAGAATAAACAGAATTTTAGGGTCTCGAAATATCGAGCTGCCCGCGATTGTATCCGAGACCTTACCGGTTGTAGTCGAGTCATAAAGCTTGAAAACATACTTCGGCACCTTATTAAATGGCTTGGCTTGCAGTACGTCATTCATGGACGTACCGGAGTTATCAGAGAGGTGAAGCACCGTTTTATATCGACCACCAATCCCCAATATCGCCATATTGGTATGACGAATGGCCGTTTCGGCAGCAGCCCGGATTACCTGGTGCACCTTTTTGATGTTCGGGGTTGTAAATACAAAGTCCCAGTTATGGTGACGGTGCATATCAAAGGCCACATCAATCGTCTCTGGCCGGCCATCGGCTTTGGCCACATCCGGCCCACCTGGATAATTCAGCCGGTCTAAATCACTTTGGCGCCAGGAAGGCGGAAATATCCGCTGCACCTCATCGACCAGGAAGAAAACCCCTTTAGGCGCCCAGTGATAAAAGCGGGCGAGGTGATCGCGTCCCTCCTGGGACTCCGTTTCGATATAGGTTACCTGGAACTCGTCAGGCACTTCCTTGCCCAATACCTCTTTGCACCGTTCCGCAGTAAAGCCGCGAACATTGGTGACGATATGGCGACCTGCCTTGATGGCCGGTATCACATCGGTATGAATGGCCCCTGACGACTTATAGGAACCAGGGGCGCCATGATGGATTTTGATAGACATGGTTTACCACCCCAGCATGTTCAGTAAAAAGCGGGTCACAAAGGCTTGTGTCAATATCGACAACCCTTTATCAACGTGCAAATAGAGCAAGATCCCCCTCATTTGCGAGGGCAGGTTATTGAAGGAGGCGGAGATCAGGTCGCTGAATTGCAGGTTAATCAGTATCTGCTTGGCAACGTCCCAGGAAAAAGTGAGTAGAAATATCTTGAACTCGACCCACTGAATCGCCAATTTAACCGCTATCCAGGCTGCAAACTGCACCGCCAGTTGATATATATCGTTGAAAAATCCGTTAAAGAAATCACTCATCCATTCCATATATCACCTCTTAGCCACAATCATCAGCGCCAGAAAATAGAAGATGAACATCATGATGGCCGCTATCATTTCCCAATATCCCTCGACCTCGGGGCAAACGGAATAAGAGCGGCCAAACATCGAGAACATATCAAAACACTTGGGCACCGCCGCCGACCCACTCAGGCTATATTGGAACATATCGACCATGTCGTCTTTAATACCGTCATGGGTGTTCTTCAGTTGATCCTTGCGTTCCTGGAACTGCTTATTAATGGTTTCCAGGTCAAAGAAACAGTGCGCACCATCTTTACAGAGCTGGGATGTATATTCAGACCCTGCCACATGCAATGGGTTTTGCGCAGAGCCTGGCATTTGCGTGTAATCAATCCCAGGGCCTTCATTGCCATTTCCGGTGCCGCCGGAACCATCGCCACCACTTGCACCACCATTTTGCAGGGCCTCAGCAATAGCCTTAATATTGCGATTCATTTCAATGCTATTGTTTCTCATATCCTGCATGGTGTAGGAATAAAGGTTGTGCATATCGCTGGCAGATTCGTGCACTCGGCCTTTCATCGACTCGATGTCATATAGCATTGACCGCATAACCCCATACATATGGTAGCCACCATAATTTTTGTCAAAGTCAGGGCCGAAGAAGTTATTCTGTAATTCTTTCAGTGCTCGATATTCGCCTGTGCTCTGTCCAGGCCCATCTTGTGGATTTACGATGGCGTTTTTGAGCCCAAGAAATTCATCATAAAACTTATACTCTAACGCTGTCTGCTCCCGAATACTGTTCTCCATGCCAACCTGGCCATTATTAGTGGCCTTCATATAACGAAGAACATCATCCATTTTGACATTAATATTTTGTGCATTCCGATTAGCCCCCGCAGAGCTCGACATCAAGCTAGTAAAACCCGTTATCAACGTCTCATTCACATGGCGCAAGGCATCAGTGGTCATTTCCTGTTTGTCACCACCGACACGAATCCCGTTGGGCGGCAAATTGGGAACCACATCGCCATTGTTGCCGTTATTTCCATTACTACCATTGTCGCCACCTCCATTAGGATCGCCATCAGAGCCACCATCCCCATCAGAACCACCGCCCATAGAACACTCCTGGCCGGTACTCTCAATCGGCCCCATGGTGCCGGCAGAAGGGGATTGAATACAGATACCAGGACACGCGACAAAGCAGCCGCCCAAAGAGGACGTTTCCCATTTCACGCAATACGGCAGCACAGTAGAGATTGGCAGGTTAGACAGGCGGATCCCGACAGGACAGCTCGCCGAAACCCCCAACGGAAACAACAATAAAAGCCAAGCGATGCGCACAGTACCCCCAATAAAAAAGGCGACCGGAGCCGCCTTTGTGTCATATCGAAAACGATGATCTGTAGCCTTCCACAAAGAACAGGAACCACAGCGTTCCGATGAGCAAAGACATGCTTAGGCTTTGCGCATCAGGCTGATCAGGATGCCCACGCCCACACAGGTGGCCACAACCAGCATCACCTTGGGAGAGGTTGCGGTCACGTCCGACTGGGTGGCGTCCAGGGCCTTGGCAGCGGCATCAGCAGCGGCTGTACCACCTTCGGCGAAGGCCGCACCGGTAGACAGGGAGCACACAGCAGCGATACAGCCATTACGGAAATAGTTTTTCATACTCGTTTATCCTCTTTTTGCACTTACGATGACACGGGCAATTGCGCCCAGTTTGAGGCCAGTGACCCAGATTAATAATCCAAAGCCAAAGGCCATCGACACAGTGGATACATCCAATTCAAACCAGCTCGATATATCCGTTAATTTGGCGTGCTCCTGGACAGTCAAGAGCACGTATTTACAAGAATCCCCCTCAGCTAAGCGGGCATATCCTTCAGAGGTAATATCTAGACAAAGCATTATCGCGCCCTCGTCGTCGCTCGCTGCGCGCTCTCGCTCCTCCTCCTCGCGGCGCGGTGGTTATACCGGCTGCTTTTTGGTGGGCTGGAAGCCGACAACCACGTTGCGGGTCGGATTCTGGGGATCCGCTTCCAGGACAAGATCCACCGCCACCAATTTCGGGCAGTCGGCCAGCTCTTTAATAGTGGCCGCATCGTTGCGCAGGGCTAATTGGCGCACTTCATAGCCCCAGGAGGTGATATTGCATTCCGGCTTGTTCACGTTATTAGCCGGTGCCAGGTATTCTACCTGGGCAAAGTCATAAGGAACCGGCGAGCCAGATTTACGGGACACGCCATAGCCGTGAGTAACGCGGGTAACCAAAATACCAGTCAGCAGAGACATATTATTTATCCTTTGAAGAACCATTGTTAGGTCGATAGTAAATTATGCTGCCCCGATATAATCTCGGGAGGTAGCGGCATTCTTAACCGCGCGGGAATATCATCTTCTCCCAGGTGCGCTGTTAATTGGTGAACAATCTTCTCAGGGGCTAACCCTTCAATGCTTGCTAACCAATTGACAAGGCGACCGGCCATTCTGGACATATTGAATACGGCGTTGTCCCTGGACGTTTTGAATTTATTCTTAAAGGTGGTCACACGCACCGGTGTTATTTCTTCCTGGCAAACCACATCCAGCCATTTGGCAAATTGCGGATACATCCCCGCAAAATAAGGGTCAGGGTTTACCAGGACATCCAGCGGAATGACTCTATCTTTATTGTGTAATTCGCCTTCGGCGCGTACCCAGTTTGGGAACTCGGCCGATTGCATTTGTTTTCCCTTCTCATATATCCGCGCACACTTGCCGTTAATACGGCTGCCCACGTAGAAGGAGCAACCCTTGCTCGGCACCATGCCGAAACGCTTGGCGATGCCCTTGGCCACCTCGGTGATCACGAACTCGCCCGATTCAATCTTCATCCAGGAAGGTGCACGGCCACGCTGCGGGTGAAACTCGCCAGCTTCGGCGCCGGCTATCGCGCCCTGGTAAGTGATGTGTTTGCCGCTGTAGTCATCCAGGGCGAGATCCACCCGAGTGATGCGCAGACCTGGCACGTGAGAGATAACAGAGTGCAAAGCCTGGAAATCGAGGGCCGCACAACCCACGCCGGAAAAACTCACCATGCAGCCATGGTTAGCCGCACCCCAACCAATCAGCCCGCAGGGCATCCCGTCACACAGCAGGTCAGCCGAGTTGGCGTAACCGTGCAGACCGGAGCGGCGAGGGCGCATGGTGAAACGCGGCTCGGGAATAGGGACACCGATACGGGTATTGAGTTCTTCCAGCCACAGCTCGATCTCGTTGCAGCAGAGGGCATCCAGGAACTGGACGCCGTAGCTGTCGATAAGGTCGTTATAGGCTTCCCAATACTTGGCACCCTCGACCACCTCGAACTGGGAGAACTTGAGCAGGTCAGCGCAGACGGCTTTAAGCTCCTGGCGCATGTCGGCGCGGGAGCGGTATCCAGAGTGCAGGGCACGTTCCATCATGTCGGTCATGGAAGGGGTCAGCACCGGGGCAGGGGACTTGGGCAGCCCCTTGAGGCTCAACCGCTCAGTGGCTTTGTCAAACGTCCGAGCAGGGGCAGGGGACGCGGCGGCCTGCTGCAGGCGCTCGGCCTTGTCATAGAGGCGCTCAGTTACCTTGTCAAAGCGGGTGAGGGGAGCGAACCCGACAGGGCGCTTCCACAGGTAACGCAAGCCCTCGACCGGCTGGGCGGCAAAGGCGGCCTGAATCGCCTTGTTCTGGGTCTCGAAGCGGGGGATAGCCTTCAAGAGGGCACCTTGCTTGGCCAGCTCAGTCATCTGGCGCAGCTCGGTCGGGGCCCAGGTAAAGGAGATATAGTCGATCAGGGTCTTATGACTGGTCATATCTGCTTTTCCCAGAAGGCAACCAACAAGCCATACAACGTGACCAGCAGGCAGAAAACCAGGAGTAGACCAAACCCGACAACCAGCGGCTGAACGCTCACATCCAGGTTGTCGCCGATAACGCTATTTATCGGCATCACGGAGCTATGACCAGTCATCGAAAAACACTCCCTGGTCATAGAAGCCTTGCCATGTGTCCTCGGTCACCTCGACCAGCTCAAAGGCGGTGTCGGGGTAAGTCATGGACAGGTAGATCCGCATCTCGTGCAGGTCGCGGAACATCTCGACCTGACCGGCCACACAGGCGGAAACATCGCCGGTAGGCTCTGCTTGCCAGTAGACCTTGCGCTCGTTGAGCGCCGGCAGATCCTGGTTTTGTGGGCTACAGTGGGTCATAGGTCGGTCAGATTTATTATGAACTGACTGGATTGAATCAGAACTAAATCTAACTAACAACGGGTGACTTTTAGCCCTAATAGGTGTGTTATATGCCCACTCGAAAAAGTCAGGAGACAGTCAAATGGACTCTAAAGCACTGATTCAGGCCTACATGAGAGCCAAAAACTTTAGCCAGTACCAGCAAGTCGCCGCAGAGCTAGGTTTTACCAAGTCGCACATCTCCAGCTTAACCACTGGCAAGGTGCAACTCACTGATGCCACTGCAAAAAGACTGGCCCAAGAAATCGGCCTGGACGTGCAGGAAGTCCTGTTAAGCCTGGCTGCCGTCAGAGAGACAGATCCAGAGCTGAAAAAGGCCTGGTACGACATCCTGGCGAAGTACACCAAAGGAGCAGGCACGGCTGTAGCCCTTGCAGCAGCGGTGTTTCTGGCCCCTAGTCACGGGCATGACATAACCGCGCATAATGTACTGTGGTTATGTTGAGGGATTTCCCCCTGCGATAATCCCGAAGGGGCAGGGGGACGCGACAAGGCCGCTACGTGGGACGCGAAGCGGCATCGTCGCAACGCCAGAGCGCCCGTAACATAACCCGCATTATGCGAGGTGAAAATATCGGTAACCGTTACCAATAAGAAGGGCCGAACATGTCGGCCCCTCTGGGTTTTTGTATGGTCGCCGGCGCTCAATCGCAGAGGGGATCTATCGTGCCATCCGCTTTGATATCGACGATTGAATCTTCACGAGCAGGGCAATACCGTTGATATTCTCCACGTAAAAATATAGTCATTAGCTCTTTGTCTTTATAATAACGAGCGGCCGCGATTCGTTGCTCATCAATTTCTTTATAGGTTATCGCGGGGTCGGTCATCGGTTGTTCCCACCAACTGGCTTTTGGTCTGTCGCCATCAATCGGCGTAACGCTGCTTTCTTTATAAAAAAAGATACTGTGCTCATCATTTAAAAAGCCAGCGGGGGTATCAGGGTCTTGTTTTATATAGTCAGCAATCAATGCAACTAGCCCGCTTTGTGTCTTGGGCGGGTTGCGCACAATATAAATGTAAGTGCCCGTTTCTTTTAAGACACCTTGCCACTTGTGAATTGAAGGCGTGTCATCACCACACCCCACCATTAACCCACATAACCCCAGTAATATGGCGCTCTTCCACATCGTTACCATTCCCCCTGAATTGGATAATTCAGCTCGACAACCGTCACGAACGGCTTGTAGGCCAGCGTGTCCAGGTGCTGCAAGATGAACCACGAACGAAAGCCTGGCAACAGCCCATATGGCTTGGTATCACCCGTATCCGGGTCTGGCCCCACATCCGGCAAGTCTAGGCCGAAGTGGTCGTAAAACGTGATCTTGACGTTCCCTTTGTAATGCGCCCCCGCACGCTCAAAGCGGGTTATCTCTGCCTTGCCAGCCCAGATACCATTGATTGCCATCGTCAGGCCATTAAGTACATCGCTTTCAATCCCACGCTCTTGGGACACGCTAAGGCGGTTATTAAATGCAAATAGTTTAGGTGGTTGCCCGCCATCATATCTTTTATACCAGTCGTGAAGGGGGATGCCATTTATATCACTTTTCATTTCTTTTATTTTGCGGTTTACACCTTCAACTATATTTCTTGAAAATTCTTTTGTTTTCGGATGTTCCCTGACAGTGCTATTTAATAGCGGATGCCGAAATTCACCGCCTTCTCTCTTTTGCACCTTGTGGATCATCGCCAATAACACCATTTTCATTTCGCCAGATGAAAATAGGGTGGTGGTCATATTGCGCCACGTAGCGAAATGCTCTGCCGCACTGCTGGCGCTCAAATCGTCCCTCACAAACTCCTGCGACCCCATTGTTTTGATTGCCCGCAGCTGCTCCGCGCTCCATTCCCCAAACTTCATGTCTTCCGCTGTCGAACCGTCCGCATTCTTCTCCGGTTTGGTGGCTGACTCATACACCAAAATTGGCACCTTGATAGCGGTCGCACTGGTCGTGTCGGTCTTGAGCGCTGCCCTGAGCATCGGCGGTGGCTCCGGTGGCTCCATCACTGAACTGCGCGGCGCAAAGCTGTTCCCGCCCTGTTGCCCTGTCCGATTCAGTTTCGCCCTGTCGTAACCCTTCTTCACCGCTTCCGCAAAATCCCTGTCGGCCTTCACGTCCAGCGAACCGTATGACTCGCTACAGCACGAATCCATTTTCGACCCCAGCACCACGTTACGCGCATCCTTATCGCTCCCCTTGGAAGGGGGCAGGATGAGCAGGAACTCGTCTGCTGATAACTCATCAAGCCGTTTCGTAGCCATGATTGATGCCTCATCAATAAAACAACATTGTGCCATGGGCTACGGGCGAGGCCAAACTCGCCCCTATATTTATGGTAACTGTCACCTATATTGATTGCCTTTATAGTCACAGTGACCGATAATGTATTTATGGTAACCGTTACCGTAAATAGAGGGCGACATTATGGACAGGCTGCTTGTTACAAAATCCGGTATCGGTTGCGAAGAGGGCGATCATTGGCCTGTTCTGTCCCAGAACAAACAGCACTGGATCGTGCTGATTTGCGGGGCCGAGAAGAAGGTTATCAAGAGCACTGGCAAGTTTGCCGGCGCTCCTAAGAACGGCCCTGAGTTCGTGTTGCGTGTGCCGGAAAATGACGTAACACCCGCCAAAAATAACGTAACCGTTACCGAAACCCAGCTAGACCTCATCCCTCGCAAACGCCCCCGTGGCCGTCCGGCCACCGGCAACGCCTTGAGTCCAGCAGAGAAACAGGCCCGTTACCGTGCCCGCAAAGCTCAAAAAACGGTAACAGTTACCTTTAATCGTGACGCTGTTGATGCGCTTGAGAATCACATCAGGGCCCTTGTCGGTGGGCATGATGCCCCCTTGTCACTGGATATGCTTCAGTCCATGCTGGACTCGATTCGTTCCGCTACTCAGACCCAGCTCGCGCAGGAGGCCGTATGATGTATCAAATGGTTATGGGCTTTGCCGTTATCGTGTTCGCTCTGCTGGCAGCCCTCGGGATCCAGTTTGGTGCCCCTTGGTGGTTCTTTTTTGCAGCCGTACCGGCATCGCCGGTGCTGTCTTTCGGCGTCGTGTTGCTGACCGCATACATCGGCACCAGCTTTGAGGATAGGGGTAGGGCAAAACGCCGCGCCGCTGCCGCTGAGCGCCGTTCTCAGGGGCTTTAGCCCCTATAAGGCGGCCCGCTGCTGTCCATGTTTTGGAACGTGGCAGGCCCGCCGCAACTTCTTTGGGATCCTTCCCCGTGGCGATGGCCCCCCCCTTTCCTGCCAAACCGGTCTTTACTGCCCCGATAGAACGTCCACACGCTGCATCCTCCTGTCGTAGACAAGCGGCTTGTCCAGGCTGCGCCTTGGGCATGAAAAACCCCCAGCTGTGGGGCAGGGGGTTGGGGGGGTGTTTGAAGTCCGGGGTTCAGTGACTCCCGGACTTTGGTGCGGAATCCCGCACTCTCACCGTTAGATCACCGGCGCCTATTCCTCTAATTTTTCCGTATGGCTAATGAGCATCCAGCCTCTGATTAGCTTCCTGATGGCTGCCTTGTCTGCCTCCGGTAACTCTTCCATCGCCTTCGATAGATAGGTCATCGTTTCGGCTGTCTCCCCGTACACAATTTCATCAAGTGATGCGCCTAGGGCGGTAGCTATGGGGATGATCGTTTGAATCAGAGGGTTTTTTTGCTCTCCGCTCTCTAGCCTTGAGAGCTGTGATTTTGAGATCCCGCAACGCTCGGCAAGCTCTTGCTGGCTTAATCCAGCGTGCTTACGTATGCGTTTGATATTGTCGCCTATGTGCGTCATTTCACAGCCTCACAATGTATGCATGCTGATTTTACATCATCCAGTTGCACGCCTGCCGACTCGGTTGCATCCTTGCCGCCATTGAGTTGTATGGATGCGTCGAAATGTTCTTCGATTGGCTTGAGATTGAGCAGGAATTCGATTATCAGCTCCCCCTTCTGGACGGCAATGCATATGCGCGGCTGGTCGTGGAAGATGGTGCTGTAGTCGAGGAGGGGGGTATCTCTTCACCGGCGTTCTCTCATAAGGGGTCGTTCTGTGACTCCGTGCGAATCAAGGTCAACGGTTCGAGGCTGTTTATGGGTGGCAACCCTAGTCGCTGGGGGCGGGTTGAAAACCTGTTTGGTCTGCGGACGATTGACCAGTGCGTGGCTGTCTATAACGGGATCTTGCGTGATGTATTTGAGGGGTATGACCGTATTCCTCAATTTACCAAGTGTACTAAGGTATTTTATGCCGATGGCACAGCCATGGAACATATAGGCGCTGATGGTGCGATTATTAAAGGTTTTCATGCTACTGAAAATGTAATGGTGGGGGCGGGGAACGAGAAGGCATATATTGCGGGTATATCAACTCTGTCATATAGAAACTCAATTCCTCACTTATTCACCAATGGATATGCTTGTGACTGGGCCTCAAAGAAGGGAAATAGCCCACTGATTTACCCCAGTGTTTATTGTAAGGGTAATGAATTGGAGCTGCATTCTCTCGATAAAATAACAAGAGCATTTGGCCCTGAGTCTGATGAAGTTGAACACTTAAAAGAAGTCATTGATTATTGCTGGGCCGTTGGCCTTGTCCGATTCGAGTTGAAATTTAAGAGCCGATATATTCAGCGTAATGGATTGCAATATTGGGGTTTATCCAATTATAGCTCCATAGAGCCGCTGTTAAATGAGTTCGTTAACATCGACAAAAAATTGAGCGTGACAGCCATGGACTTTGAAACCATTTCTGAATGTCTGCTTTCCTCTGGGGTGGTTGAATCAACCAAGGCCGCAAATACGACCGCCATGTATGCATTGCAATGGATGCATGGCCAAGAATTTGACCCAGCGAAACGCCAAATAAAAGAGCATCGCGCCCGCCTTCGGAAAATAGGCATAGACATTGCGCGCCCATGCAATATTAGCAAGTTTAGCCCGATATTTGTTAAGACCATGACTGAGGTTAGGTCTCAAATTTGCCAGCCGCCTAGCTGGTATCGCCTTCCTAATGCACTGAGGGTGGTGGCATGATTGTTTACCATGGTATCGAGCCTGATGAACCTGCGGATATTACCAAGCAGAGTTTTGAGTGTTCCGATTGTTCCTGGAAGGGCAAATATCATGAACTGTACACAGTGGGTTTAATCACTCCCACCGGTTCAGTTATCGTATTGCGCTGCCCTATCTGTCGTTGTGTATTGGGGGCGGAGTAATGGCCAAATATTGTCCCTGCTGTCACCTGCTGATTATTGGTAACAGTGACGGTTATTGTAATCGTCGTTCCTGTCTTGATATGCGTATGGCTGCCGAGCAGCAGAAGCTGATAGACGAACAAGGTAAATATCTCGTTCAGTGGGAGACGCTGGACGCTGAAATAAAGATTAAGCGCTTTGACGACAAGGATAAAGCCGAAGAGTTTTATGTGGGAGTGTATGCGGGCTCTATCAGCGCATTCCTGCAATATCCCGATGGCCGCATATTGGAATAGCAGCCTATTTAGTAACAGTGACCAAAAAACAGGAAACCAAAATATGAAGGTTCATTTTATCGGTGTCGCTCGTCGTTATGGCACATCCAGCAAGACCGGCAAGCAATATGACATGTGTATGCTGTCCTATGCGGTTGCTATTAAACCGAACGTAACTCAGACCATGAATTACGCAGGTTTTGGCTACGAGGTCAAAGAAGTGGATTTGGACCCCAATGCGCTTAACCATTTCGCCCTGTGCAAGCTCGGCGAACTGGTCGATGTGGAAGTGCAGCCGAATCCCAATGACCTGACTAAAAATATCGTATCAGGCATCATCGGGAAATCCTCTGTAGGGGCTCAATCGAAAGAGGATAAATTCTAATGCGTCGCCCGTGTATCTTCGTTGCTCAAAATTCAAATTCTGTTTACATCCAGACTTATGAAACTTGTCCGGCGGTGGGGTCACGGGGTGAAGTCGTATATACCGCATTGACTCAGGTGGAAGTGGATAAATTAATGCTTAGTGCTGATTTATTTTCCTTTGACCCTGACTTATTCAGCAAATTTGTTTTGTATTTTATCCTGCTATTTCTATCAGGATATTTCGGTGGCCTTATAGCTAGAAAGCTGGGCCGTTAATAAAAGAGAGAGAGGGAGTTTATAAAATGTCTGTAGCACAACAAGTAATCGAGAAAATCAAAGCAGGTAAAAACAAAGTGGGTACCGTTGCCCTGGGCGCGTCTGTGGCTCTGGCCTCGTCTCCGACCTTCGCGGCCGATGAGAACGCGGTGACTGCGGCCATCAATGCCGCTATCGCAGCGGGTAAGGCGAACTATGGCGCCGTAATTGTCGGGGTCATCTTGGTGGCCAGCCTTGGCTTCTGTGCTGGCATGATTGTCGGCTGGCTCAAGAAGTAAATGCTGGTCGCCGCGATCCTCGCCGCGACAGGTGCCTTCGTGTTCGGTTCGGCCTTCCTGTCGGGCGTGTTCACATCGTAAATTCTGGGGGGCTTCGGCCCCCTTTAACATCGGTGGAGCTATGCGTTATCTCTTATTCCTGCTATCACTCAGTCCTGTTATTACCTATGCCGGGTGTATTGCTGGCGTCAGCTATGGCCAATATCCAATAACAGCAGGGAACCCTGTTTGCGCTCCGTATACGGGGTCATCCTTGGGTGGTTGTTCTGCGCTTTGTGGTGGTGCGGCGGGCAGTACGGTTTGTGTTGAGTTTCCAAATAATTCGCCACCGACTAAGGGGCCGTATATAACGACTGGTAATGAGTGCACTTATAAAGACGGCAGTGAAAGCGGTTCTTTTGGTAATAGCGGTGGTAATCCGTCAGGTGTTGATGGCACTCATGAGAGCCCTACAGGCTTAGTTGATGTTGGTCAAATATTGGTGGGTGATAAATTAACAACGGATTTCGGGGTTGGTTTTAACTCTGTATCTAATAACATAAATAAGAGCGCAACTAAAATACAGAAGTCTGTGAAAGATTTGGCAAAACAACTTGAAGATGCTCGCGGATGGGATAATGCCAACTACATGGATGTATTTAAAACTGAATTGCAAAAGATTTCATATAATACGTCAGGTATTGGCAGTGCTGGTTCTAATGGTAATCATGAATTGACGGGTTATTTAAAAAGCATTAATGAGAAAACCGTATTAGACCCTACAATGTGGAATAACCATCACGCTGAATTGATGCAGGTTTTTAATGATATCCGAAAGGATATGTCATATATGGGCGGCTTTCCAAATCAACAAGAGCTGATAAATATCAATCAGAATACCAACGATATGAAAAACTCTTTATTGAATAATGAAAGCCAAGCGTTCAATCAGTTCTATATGCTCAGTCAGATACTTGATGAATTAAAGAAAGATAAGGGCAATGGGAACGGGGGCGGGGAGGGTGATAAACCTTGCGAAGGCCCATTATGTAAATTCACGCCTCCGTCAGGGGTAGGGCATGGGTCATCATTAAGCTCTGTATTTGATGAATCGTCCATTACCGATATAAAGGGCAAGGTGGCTGATAAGAACAAGGCCATCAACGATAAGCTGCAAGAGATTAAATCGGTATTCAAGCAATCGGACATCACAATTAGCGGCACCTATGACAATGACTATCAGAATATCATGGGCGCTAAAGTGGATTTATCCGGTAAGTCTAATTGGGAACTGTTTTTCAATTCAGGCCCTCGGGCTGCGCTGTGGTTATTAGCAATACTCATTGCATTTGGCATATTACTGGGAGGCCGTAAAAATGCGTAATGTCGTTCTGCTTGCGTTGTTATTATCGCCATCGCTCGCCCTGGCTGATGATGGTTCGTTCCTGGACTGGATAAGTTCGCGCCTCGATAGTCTGCATTATGCGATTACCGAAGAGGTGCCGGGCATTTTCCATCGACTGGTGGCATGGGGTGTGGAGTTCTATACCCTGTGCGTCATTACTGCCAAGTTGCAGGCCATTGAATTCGCGTTCCTGGTCGCCAAGCAAATAGCCACCGACATTAATATTAGCGGTTACCTGGTATCGTCTATCTCGCAATTGCCGTCAGGGGTGCGCTGGATGCTGGAGTTGATGGGCTTTGCCAATATCATCAACCTGATTGTCAATGCGTATATCACGCGCTTTGTCTTGAACGTGCTGGGGTGGTAAATGGCAATTATCATTGAGCACGGTCATAACGGCTCTTATAAATCTTCGTCTGTTATTTGGTTCCGCCTGCTGCCTGCATTAAGACAGGGTAGGGTGGTCGTCACGAACGTGGCGGGTATGTTTCCACTGCATCGTATCGAGGAGTTCCTCGGTGAGAAATTCCCCGAGACGGCCCGTTTATTTCGGGTGTCGTCACAAGACCCCAAATCACAGCAATTATGGCGCATCTGGCATCACTGGATGCCCATTGGCGCATTCGTGTTTATCGATGAATGTCAGGATATTTATGACCGTGATGTGTTCAATGGCAAGCCTGAATACGACATAAAGCCCATTGATTATTACAGCAATGTATTGCCGCCTGATTTTATCCAGTTATTCAAGGACACCCTGGACAAGTATAAGCCCGATAACCTGGACGATTGTGATGTTGATGACACGGGGCGGGTGGTATTTGATGACCAGGGAAAAATCATATATCCCACTACGCCGCAAGAATCGTTCATGCGGCATAGGCATTTTAACTGGGATGTGGTGCTGGCGACCCCGAATATCCGCTCTATCCCTGTGCCCGTGCGGGCCTGCTGTGAGGTGGCCTTTGCCTATAGCAGCAAGGACAGTTTTGCATTCTCTAAACGGAAACCGCGTATCTATGAACACAATCCGCTCGATAACGGCATCCCTACGAAACAGAGCGTCACGTTTAAGAGGCGCGTTCCGGTGGCTGTGCATCGCTTATATAAGTCCACGCAAACTGGAGCAGTTACCAAATCCGGTCAATCGACCGGTCCGCTTTCGTCGTTTAAGGTGCGTGTTACCTTATTTGGCCTTGTACCGGCATTGCTGGTCACGTTCATTTACTTGGTCTATGGGATTGTTAATCCGGAGCCTGCGAGCCCTGAAAAGCCCGCTGAGGTGGTTTCTGCGCAAGGTGGTGCTGCGCCTGCTGGTGCTGTGGCTGTGCCTGTTTCTGATGCGGATGACCGTCAAGCCAGTGTTGGTACTTCTCCTCGGGGCTTTCTGATGCCGTACCGCGTCACCGAGCTGTTTGTCACGGGATCGAGTGGTGCGCTCTACAATGGCCGCTTTGAGGGCCTTGTGCTGTTCTCGGGGATGCGTGGCCAGGACGAACTGGCGTTCAACTCTGACGACCTCATCAACATTGGTTATCGGGTGGACTACTTGGGCGACTGTTACTCGGTGGTCACTGACCGTGGCGGCCGTGCCATTGTGGTGAACTGCGCACCGCGCATTGTGAAACCCGATCTCCCCAAATCGGACAGACCCAACATGTCCATCATGCCCGAGAACGTCACCGCACTTGCCAACGTAGCCACGCCATCGGCGTGA